CCGCTGCCGCCGTTGCCAACTGTGTTTGCTTCCATACCACCTTTGGGAGAGCCATCAGGTTGAGTAGCTTGAGCCTGTTCAGCTTGTGCTTGCTGAGCCATGATCTCTGCTTTAACTCTATCTTGATAACTTTCTTTTTCCCGAGATGGAATGATATCATCCACAGGCATTTGCAACCCTTTAGCCACTTCACGAAGAATCGCTGAACGACCTTCCTTACCAACAATCTGCATATCCATTTCGTTGGCGGTTGCATTAAGAAACTCTATTCGACGCATGTTAACTGTTTCTTTAACCGCAAGGTTAACAGCACCTTTCGGCATAATATCAACATCGCCTTTAATACTTTCATCTTCATCGTATCGCATGTTGTACACAAATTGACGATGTACGATTGGTTTAATTACATCGTTATCTATGTGCATAACTACTTGACGTATCCCCTTACCAGCTGACCCCATCAACATAGATAACCCCGATGCAGTACGTCCTGCTCCCTGAACATTCAAGTCACCGTAAACGTAAGAGGGAATACCTGAATGATCATCAGCCAATTTACTAAACTTATCATAGACAGCCATTAATGTATTTGCATTATCATCTGGCTGAGTAAACCTAACTGCAGGGGAACTAGAACCAAACGGATCATTAGTTACCTGCCAAATTTTCCAAGGGTGTAGCTGAGTAATATCTTCATTAGGTGGAATACGCTCAAGATTAACTTCTACTTGAGGGCCTGATGAAATACCCATGTTATTGATTAGTGCACGAGCAGATGCGTTACATACATTCTGCAAATCTTGAATAATCTCGGGAATCCCCTTACCCCAAAACGTTCCGGGGGATTTGATGAAAGAGGTTTTGGCGTAAGGTTTTTCTCCAAGAGGATCATAATTTAGAACCGCTTTGATAACATAGTTACCAACAATCCAAACGTTAGCATCGTATTCACGAGCTTCATCATCAATTTCTTCTTCATCCATACCCCATTCAATAAGCATTTTACCACTGACTTTACCCCAGAACTCTAGGGCATCATAAATGTCGGTAGGTCTTGACTCGGTATGGAATTTTCTTTCTTCTTCGTCTTTCATTAGTTCAACATCTTCGTTGACCCATGATTGACCATTTCCAACTTCTAAAACTTTTCGAATAGCATCTTCATCATATCCGGGTACGCCGATCATATCCGCCAACTCTGTTCGAGTTAGTGGATGATGTTCAAACAAATAACCATCCTTGATATGAGTAATACCCGGTTCAGGATAAATCTTAAATGGGTCTACTCTTTCAAACTCAGGAGCAATAACTTCTGTTGCTTCAACTGTAGTTCTACCTGCTTCATCTTTTGTGTAACCAAGTTTTCTTTGTCTACGAACAACTGGCCCTTTAACAAAAGCACATGGGTAAGTAACTAGATCACTAATAAATTCATTAAACGATTCACCCCAACCACCTTGTGCAAACTGATCAGAGATTTTAATTTTCATTTTTTTTGCACGGTTGTCAGCATCTTGCAAAAGTTTAAATCTATAATCTTGTGCAAGCATTTCTTTTAGCTCAGCAACTTCATTAGGTGTAGGTGCTTTACCGTTTGACTCAACAACTTTTATAACTTCAGCTGCAAAAATGTTTTGCAACTCTGCTGTCTGTTCTGGAGACAGATCAGGAATAGGTGTTGGTTGCAAATCCCAAGGGGGAGTGCCTTGGTCAAGGAGTATGTCTCGCAACCAACTTTCAGCGGCACGACACTTAACTTCTGTAATCATCATATAAATATCAGAACCACCTTGTTGGTGAATCTGTTGTAATTTATCTGCTTCATACTCACCGTTACGTTGTCGCAAACCACGGAGCATAATGTTTTCAATTGGTTTCTTAGCTCGTTTGGCTGCATCCCAACAAGCTCGTAGATGTGAAGTAATACCTAATACAACACTATCCGATTGCCTTTCGGCAAGCGCTTTGTCACGCATTTCTTTTTCGCGTTTAACAAGTGTAGCATTATCTATTACTTGTAGCATTATTCTACCTCTGGATCGTTGTTTCTAAAATTAGCAAAGCTCCTAAAACTTTTTGTAGCTGTTTTAAAATTTCCTGAAGTATTAGCAAGATTACTACCAAGAGAAGCTAAAGCTGAAGTAGCTGCTGCTCGCGCTTCTTCAATCTGAGTATTCAACTGGTTAGTTCCTTCTTCTGCAATACCTCGAACTCGTGATCCAAAATCTGTTCTTGCTTTTTGGAGTTCACCTTGAGAAACTTGTGAACGCTCAATTTTCTCTCCCGGAGCTGCAGAACCTGTACGAATATATTCGTTTGTCTGCCTACGCTCGTAAGCATCAAAACGCTGTTTGTTAAGGTCTTCTGCTGCTTTCTTAAAAGAGCTACCGTAGTATTTTACTTCACCCGGCCTATCAAAAATTTTTGGTTGTTTAATTTTAAACTTACCATCAAGACGAGTCTTTGGAGCCTTAGCCCAATCCTCCATCTTAACATCATAAGTGTTATAAGTTAGACCTTCTCCAGCATCATTTCGAGTATCAATCTTTTTTGCCATCTTTGTCCTCCTTCTCCGCGAAAATTTTCATTTCTTTATGTGTCATCTTAGTATCATCATCGTTCTTATCAATATACACATAACCACCGTCCTTGTACATCTTAGGACGTTTCTCATAGTAACCACTTGTATCCATCTTCTCATTGTTTGAGAAAATCATGTAAGGTTTACTTTGTCCGCATTTCATAAATGACCTCCTAAACTTTCTTTGCCAGTTTAGGGTCTATCTTTTTTTGAACCACTTCTGACAATTTAGAAAAGCCTTTTAGACTTTTTGGTACCAGCCCACCATCTTTATACCTCGGTACTATTCCGCCTTTAGACATTTTCTTTTTTTCTTTTCGAGGGTCAAAACCTTTTGATAGAAAAAATTGCATTAGGCTCATACTATCAGAAGCTGGGCCATCGAAATATTCCTCACGCAATTTTTGCTCTCGTTCAGTCATAAACAAACACCTCTCAATAAGTATATATTAACTAATAGTATACACACAAGTTTATATTTGTCTAACACAAAAATAAACCCTCCACCGGGGCAAATCGGCAGAGGGTTCAATAAGGAACATGAATGAAACGTCGAGTGACAAGTGTATTTTATCAAGTCCAGCCCGCTGCTGCAACCCTTTTAATCTCTCTGCGCTGTAAATTGTATGCTGCCTCGGCTGCATGATTGATGTGTAACATTAGATATTGTAAAGCTTCAGCAACATGTGAATGCTTGTTTTTATCAATATTACCATTTTTGTGATGGAATCTATATCCTCCCATCATCGCTGCTTTCAGCTGTGTACACTTAGGATCAAGTAGAAAAGCTGCATCGCCGTCTACCTGTCTCATGAGATAATCATCAACCGCAGACAAACGTGCTGACACGCTGTTTGTCTTAGCTGGCATTACTCGTAAACCTTCTGCTTTAATAATATCTACCGCACTACGTTCATCTGTTTGTGCACGTTGAATACCTGCAGGATCACAAATTACTATAACAGGTGCACCTGAGAAACGTTCATAGATCATAGGTTTGAGAATCGTGCGGACGAACCTCTGTATGCCCATATCGAAACTTACTGCCTCATCGAGAATCAAAGTCCGCCCGCGAGGGTCTTGTTGCCCTACAACAGCAGCAGGTGTCAACCCCAAATCCATACCAATTACAATTGGACGTACACCATTTTTAATCGGACTAAGAGTTCCATTGGCTATATGATAGTCAGGTCTAAAGTATTTATACACAGGTTGACCTGCAGAACTCAGACCATACTCACCATCAATGTACACACGAATGTATTCTTCTGATCTACCTTGTGTATCGTAATAACCTTCTGGTAGATTGTTTACGTTCTCAGCAAACGGACTACGACCTGATGGTTGTTTAAATACATCCCAACCATTGTCATTATGACTAACGCCGTCCTTGGCATCGAGTCCTTCCATTTGATAATACCACCATGTGTCCATAGTCGGGGGGTTAGTGTCACCCCACATACCAAACCATGTAGGCCCGCCATCCTTCGCTGAAGGATAACGACCAATACGTTTTGACATCGCATCAACAATATCAGGATGGATATCTCTACACTCGTTAAACCATGCGAATGTTAATTCGAGTGAGTTCAAGTTTGCAACATCGTCAGCATCATCAAGTGCACGAAACATAACTTCGCACTCAACATCACCGACTTTGAAAAAATAAGTTTTAGTTGTACGCATGAAGTTTCCGCAAGGCCCCGGCGGAAACCAATCTAGAAAAGTTTTGATTGTTGTATCTTGTAACTGTCTAGCAGTTTCTCGAACAATCGCTACTCGTGACTTACGAATACCATTCTTATTTGGTTTCTGTAGTGACGCCCTGCGAATAACTTCGAATGAACTTGCTACTGACTTACCTGATCCAACAGGCCCCATGAGCACACGCATCTTTGCGTCTGACTCCATAAATTCTTTACAGGTTTTTGTTGGGGTATAGTCAATGTCCATTTTAATATTACACTATAAGTGCCCCAAGAATGAAACTTACGATACAAGCAGCAATACACATCTTACGATACTTTGCTCGTCTCAACCATTCTCGAGGTGTATGACCAAATACAATCATATCTCCTCCTTTTCTATTAACAGTACAACGTACTGTGTAGGCATACCTTTTCTTTTCAGTATCTTACTCTTGTATGATATACCCATTTTCATTAATTCGAAAATAAAATTATCGTAGTCGGATACCTTATCAAAAGTGTTTGATTTGTATCCTTCAAACGTACCTCCGAATGTATTAAGAATTTCCGATTTCTTTTGGTTCCTCAACTGCTTCAGCGTCGATGACAGTCGCAGGATGTTCCTGTCCTCCGAGGTTGATTGTAATTTTGACTCCTCCACTTGCGCCCTCCGTTGTTACATCACCTTTTGGTTCTAGCCCACCCCACTTAACTGTTGACTTGATAAGGTCAGCTTTAACTGCAGCCGAAGTGTCTGGGTTGTGGATTAGAGTCCATGATGTTGTTAGTAGTTCCTCTGCTTGAGCACGAGCTTTCAACTTGAAAGTCATACCTTTCTCACGGATTTCGTCTCTATAAGAATTTACTTTCTTGAGAAATACAGGGTCTTTATTGAATACAAGTATATCATCATCACTTACTTTGTGCCGATCTTTTAATTCGTCCAAAGTCTCCCCACTCCCTTCTAACATCAGAGCTGTATCGAAGGCTAAGCGGTCAGACCACTT